TGAGAAAACATTTTTCAGAATACGGCGATAAGTCCCTTTTAAACGAATAACAGTTGTAGTATAACAACTACATGGATTTTTATACAAATGTATGCCGTAGTCGTGACAAAATACATGTCATCGGTTATCAGAACGGCGAGAAGAAGAAACTATCTGTTTCATACAGACCAAATCATTACATTCTATCTAAGAAAGGTCAATCACCTTACAGAGCATTAGACGGCAGACCTCTAGAGGTTGTCAATCTAAACTCTATGGGTGGGGCGAGAAAGTTCAGAGAGAAGTATTCTGGCGTAGAAGGTTTTGAAGTTCATGGGTATGACAGATATGTTTATACTTACATCGCTGATAAGTTTCAAGGTGATATTGAATACGACCCTAATCTAATTAAGATTGCGACACTTGATATTGAGTGTGAATCTGAGAATGGGTTTCCAGACCCAATGATTGCTCAAGAACGAATCAATGCAATCACAATCAAACCATTCGGCAAAGAACCACAAGTCTTCGGCATCGGACCTTGGGACCATCAACAGAATTTAGTATATCACGAATGTAAAAACGAATCAGACTTGATGATGAAGTTCGTCAAGTATTGGCGTAGTCAGTGGTTCGATATCATCACAGGTTGGAATGTAAACTCTTTTGATATTACATATATCTGTAATCGTATCGATAAACTATTCGGCGAAGACGAACATAGAAAACTATCACCATGGGGTCTTGTAAACTGTAGAGAGTTCACTTCATATGGGTATCAGAAACAACAAGTCTACACACTCGAAGGTGTAAATGTCATTGACTATCTTGAACTATACAGAAACAGAACATTCGCCAACAGAGAATCATACACACTTGATTATATCTCACACTTTGAATTGGGTAAAAAGAAACTAGACTATTCAGAGTATGGGTCACTTCACACCTTATATAAAAACAACTATGCAAAATATCTTGAATACAATGTTCGAGATGTTGTGCTTGTAGAAGAACTAGAAGAGAAACTAGGTTTCTTAGACTTGACTCTCGCTATGTCTTACGATGCGAAATGTAATTACATCGATACATTTGGCATGGTGAAGTATTGGGAAACAATCATCTACAATTTCTTAAAAGAACAAAACATTCAGACACCTCCACAAAAACTAAAGACAGGTAATGATAAGAACAAACCTATTGTAGGTGCTTTCGTAAAAGAACCTATTGTCGGTGGTCACAATTGGGTTATGTCATTCGACTTGAACTCACTGTATCCACATTTGATTATGCAATACAACATCTCACCTGAGAAGATGGTCAAAGGCAATCGACAAGATGTGACTGTAGATAGAATGTTAAACAAACAATGTGACTTATCATATTGCAAACAAACTAACACCACGGTTGCACCAAACGGTGTTCTTTTTAGTAGAGATAAACAAGGCATGTTTCCTGAACTCATGCAAACTTTCTATGAAGATAGAAAACGATTCAAAGGTCAGATGATTGAGTATCAAAAAGAACAAGAAAAGTGTACTGACCCTAAGAGAAAGAAAGAACTTTCAAGACTTATCAGTAGAGCACATAACAATCAACTTGTTAGAAAGATTGCATTGAACTCTGCTTATGGCGCTCTTGCGAATCAATACTTTGCATTCTTTAGTATTGACCTTGCAGAGGCGATTACAACAGCAGGTCAATTGTCTATTCGTTGGGCAGAGAAAGTTGTAAACGAATATCTAAACAAGATACTCAAAACAGATGAAGACTATGTGATTGCGATTGATACTGATTCAGTTTACATCACAATGGATAAATTTGTTAAAGAAGTCATGCCAGATGAAACAGACAAGACTAAGATTGTAGAGTTTTTATCTAAAGTTGAGAAGACAATCGAAGATGTTTTAGAAAAAGGTTTCGAAGACCTTGCAGACTACACCAATGCATTCGAACAGAAGATGGAAATGGGTCGTGAAGTAATTGCAGATAGAGGCATCTGGACTGCAAAGAAAAGATATATTCTCAATGTACATGACAATGAGGGTGTTAGACTTGCAGAACCTAAACTAAAGATTATGGGTATCGAAACTGCTAAGTCATCGACACCATTATGGGTTCGTAAAAGACTTGAAGAAGCATTGAAGATTGTTATGAGGGGTACAGAAAAAGAACTATGGGAGTTTGTAGAAACTTCTCGTAAAGAGTTCAGAGAATTGCCTGTAGAAGATGTTTCTTTTCCTAGAGGTTGCAGAGGTCTAGTTCAATATCAAGACCCAACAAACATATATTCAAAGGGAACACCCATACATGTAAGAGGTGCTTTGTTATACAATCACATGTTAACTAACAAGAACTTAGACATGAGATATCAAACAATCAAGAACGGTGAGAAGATACTGTTTACATATCTTACTTTACCAAATACAATCAATGAGAATGTTATCTCATTCACTAACTCACTACCAAGAGAGTTTGATTTACACAGGTATGTCGACTATGATATGCAGTTTGATAAATCGTTTGTAGAACCTTTAAAGAACATCGTCACTCTTATCAATTGGAATGTTGAACCTGTAGCAAGTTTAGATACCTTCTTCGCATAAATAACAGTAAGCAATTATAAGAGGTTTCAAGATGATTAATTCCATGACAATGGAACTAATTCAGAAACTAGAAAGGCGGATTGAACAAGTAGAAGAATCTTGTAAATGTTTAGAGAAAGACTCACACCCGCCGATTGGATTATGTGAGTTTGACGGTTTCAAAGAATTAGTTAAAAGAATAGAAGAATTAGAAAATGCCCTACAGTCAGAAAGTACTAGATAGATTTCAAGGTGTATTAGATGCACCACAACAATTTTCAGTTGGTAAATTCGACCCTAATGACCCAAATGTAGCAACAGGCATGGCAGGCGCACCAGCGTGTGGTGATGTCATGAAGTTGCAATTAAAGTTAGACGAAGAAGAAAGAATCATCGATGTTAAATTTAAAACATATGGGTGTGGTTCTGCCATAGCATCGAGTTCGATGTTTGTAGACTTATTGAAAGGTAAAACTATAGAAGAAGCAAAACTTATCAAAGATAAAGATATTGCTGATTCTTTAGAATTGCCTCCAATAAAGATACATTGTTCTGTTCTTGCAGAAGAATCAATTAGACAAGCGATAACAGATTGGGAGAATAAAAGTGTACGAGTATAAAGTATCAGTAGTAAAAGTAGTAGACGGAGATACCGTTGATGTAGATATCGACCTAGGGTTCGGTATGGTGTATAAAAAACAAAGAGTAAGGATGCTCGGCATCGATACTCCAGAATCTCGTACTAGAGATTTAACTGAAAAGAAATTCGGTAAAGCAAGTAAAAAACATTTAAAGAAATTATTAGAAGATGCAGATTCAATCTCACTTGTATCGCATGACAAAGGTAAGTTTGGAAGAATCTTAGGCGAGTTATTCACTCATCATGTCGAAGGTCATCCTGTCTTCGGTCATAAAGTAAATATCAACGAACAAATGATTTTAGATTATCATGCAGTAAAATATACTGGTGGTAATAAAGAAGAGATTGAAGAAGGTCATATGAAGAACCGTGAGAAACTTATTCAATTGGGGCAAGTAGAATTATGACAATGGCAATGTTAGATGTGTTTTACATGTTTATGATTATTGTGATATTTGGTTTCATTGTACACCTTGAAACTGAGATGAAAATATTAATTACAATGATGAAAGAGCATACAAGGTATAGAACTCCTTTATGTGAAAAAGATTTAAAAGACTTAGAAAACCGACTAGACAAATTAGAAGAGAAGTAGTAAACTATTATTAGTTTATGAAAATACATTATGAGAGGTGTGAATTATGTCGTTTATAAAAGACTTAGTTAAAGCGTCTGGCAATGAATATGCGAATATCGTTGCAGATGGCGTCGCCGCTGGCGATGTAGATAATTTTGTAGATACAGGTAGTTATATCTTTAATGCATTATTATCAGGTTCATTATACGGTGGACTACCAGCAAACAAAATCACTGCAATCGCAGGTGAGTCAGCAACAGGTAAAACTTTCTTCGCATTAGGAATGTGCAAACAATTCTTAGAAGATAATCCTGAATCTGCTGTAATCTATTTCGAATCTGAATCTGCTATCTCCAAAGGTATGATAGAAGAAAGAGGAATCGATTCAAACAGAATTGTTATCGTGCCTGTGGTAACAGTTCAAGAATTCAGACAACAGGCAATCAGTATTCTCGATAGATATCTCGAAACTCCTGAGGACGATAGACCTCCGATGATGTTTTGTTTAGACTCTCTTGGTATGTTATCAACTACTAAAGAGATTGAAGACACAGCAGCAGGTAAAGAAACTAGAGATATGACGAGAGCTCAAGTCGTAAAAGGTGCATTCAGAGTTTTGACTTTAAAACTTGGTCGTGCAAAAGTTCCGATGATAGTGACCAATCATACATACGATGTAATTGGTTCAATGTTCCCACAAAAAGAAATGGGTGGTGGTTCAGGTTTGAAGTATGCCGCCTCTTCAATTATCTATTTGTCAAAGAAAAAAGAAAAAGAGGGTACAGAAGTTATCGGAAATATTATACACTGTAAGAATGCCAAATCTAGATTGACTGTAGAAAACAGAATGGTCGATGTTAGATTAACATACGATGAGGGTCTCGACAGATATTATGGTCTATTAGACCTCGCATTGGCAAGTGGTGTCTTTAAGAAAGCATCAACAAGGGTTGAATTACCAAATGGCAAAACAGAGTTTGGTAAAACAATAAACAATAATCCAGAAAAGTTCTTTACAGAAGAAGTAATGCAAGAACTTGAAACAGTGTGTAATCAATATTTTAAATATGGAAACGAGAATAGAACAGACAATAATCAAGAATCTGATTCAGAGTGAAGAGTTTACACGGAAGGTCATTCCGTTCATCAAATCTGAGTATTTCGCTGATTCATCTGAAAGGTTAGTCTACAGACTAACAAGAGATTACTTTGATAAGTATACAAAGAATCCAACAGTAGAAGCACTTCTCATTAATCTTGATAACGAAACATCTCAGTCAGAGAATGTCGTACAAGAAGCACAAAAACTACTGAATAATCTCAATACAGATGATACGCCATTTGATTGGTTAGTAGACGAAACTGAAAAGTGGTGCAAAGATAGAGCAATCTATATTGCAGTCATGGACTCAATCGAAGTAATCGATAAGAAGTCCCAAAGGTCTACCGGCGAAATACCAGAACTGTTGAAGGATGCCCTTTCCGTGTCCTTTGACCAACACATTGGTCATGATGTATTAGAAGATGCTGATGATAGATTCGACTTCTACAATACAGAAGAAGAGAAGATACCTTTCGACTTAGAATACTTCAACAAGATTACAAAAGGTGGGTTGCCGAACAAGACTCTAAACATTTGTCTTGCAGGTACAGGTGTTGGTAAGTCATTGTTCATGTGCCACATGGCATCATCATGTCTACTCATGGGTAAGAATGTTCTATACATTACACTTGAAATGGCAGAAGAACGAATTGCAGAGAGAATCGATGCAAACATAATGAATATACCAATCAAAGAACTGCCGAATGTATCTAAGAAAGATTACACAACTAAAGTTGACCGAATCAAAAACAAAACAAAAGGTAAACTTATTGTAAAAGAATATCCGACTGCCGCTGCTCATGTAGGGCATTTCAGACATCTATTACAAGAACTAAACATTAAGAAAGATTTTAAACCAGATATAGTCTTCATTGACTATCTAAACATTTGTGCATCACATCGTATCAGACCAGGTGCAGGTGCAAACTCTTATACACTTGTAAAGAGTATTGCAGAAGAACTTAGAGGTCTTGCTGTTGAATATGATGTACCAATGGTGAGTGCAACACAAACAACCCGAAGTGGTTATGGTTCCACAGATATTGGACTCGAAGACACTTCGGAATCTTTTGGACTACCTGCAACTGCTGACTTGATGTTCGCATTGATTACAAGTGATGAACTAGAAGAGTTAGACCAACTCGTAGTCAAACAGTTAAAGAATCGATACAATGACCCTACAATCTTCAAAAGATTTGTCATAGGTATCGATAGGGCAAGAATGAAACTCTATGATTGTGAACAAGAAGCACAATAAGAGTTGTTTGATTCTGATGATAATGATGACACTCCTGTATTCGATAGAGTCAGAGGGTCAGAAAAATTTAGTGACTTCAAAGTATAATGGAACCATTCGTACAAAAACAATATGACGAGTATCAGGCGAATAGAACTGAGAAAGAAATATTGTCTAAAGAAGAACTAAGAGAAAAGATTATTGCAGACCTGAATCTCGTTTGCAATATGAGTGTAGAAGAATATACACTCTATCAGAAGTACCAAGAGATTCATATGAAGTATCCAACTCAAACAGTTTCAACTCTTTTTGGGGAAGAAACACAATTAATCAATCAGGAACATAAGAAGTTAATCGATGAAACAAAAAACAATATTTGGTTCCCAAACTCTTACGAAGATTTTGAGAAACTTGAACCAGAACTTATTTACACCGATTCAGAAAAAGATAGACAGAGTGCTGGCACGCTTACAGAGAAATGGAATTGTTTACGAACTTTCACTCATACTCAGAAGAACTCTTCGAACATTGGAAGAAACTTACATTACATTATTAGAGATAAGATTAGTCAGAAATATCTTGGCGTTATTTGTATTACTGGTGATTTTATCGACCTTACTCCAAGAGATGATTACATAGGGTGGGATAGAGAATACAAAACTAACAGTGGTAAACTTAATTGTACTGCAATTGGTTCTAGTATTCTACCAACTCAACCCTTAGGGTTTAATTATACAGGTGGCAAACTACTTGCTCTACTTTGTCTTGCTGATGAAGTTCAGAATCAGTGGAAAGAAAACTATGGCGACACCTTGGTGTCAATGACAACCACATCTCTCTATGGTAAATCAAAAGCAAATCATTTATCACAATACGATAGATTGAAATATTGGAAGAAAATGGGATTCAGTAAGGGGTCTTTATCATACGAGATTTCCAAAGACACTGAACGAGCGATGCTCGACTACGCTGAACATCATTATAACGAGAGATACTTTCTATTGTATGTTGCAAAGAGAGAGAATGGTCAGACTCTAAAGAGAGACCATAGAAATCGTATGCGACAATTCATGTACTCTAAG